GTGAACCACCAAGAAGGATATCTATTCCATCTGGAAAGTCCGTAGCTTTGACATTCCTGACATCCCCTACCTGGATTGTGTCTGGGTAGTTATCTTTTGCAACTTTGATAGCGTATTTATCTATTTCAGAGGCATAGTATTTATCAATCTTTATGTTTGCCCTTTCTAATGCGATACGCCCACAACTCATTCCATCAAATAGACTCAATACATTCATATAGCCTCTTTTTTATAAAAGGTTGAATGGAGCAGGTAACTGAACAAGGTTCTTTCATGAGAGGAAAGAAGAAAGAACCATCAGTCATTATAATTGGTGACCCCTGCTCCACAAGTAATATCAAATATTGATCTCCATTGGAGGATCATCAAGATCAGGAAAATGCCTTTCTGCACTTGATGCAATCTCATGTACATACACATCTCCTAGTTCGTAGGAACCATGTGTGTACTGTGTGTACGGGCTTGATACTGCACAAAACCAGCGTGCAAATCGGTTCTTCAGTTCCTTGGATGGTTTCTGGTACTTCTTGAGTACCTTCCATTCCCATGTACCATCAAATGATTTCCATATTTCATATGGGTTATCAACTGGCCTTGTTTTTCCACATAGGTTCTTTTCTTTATCTTGCATAATATACCTCTCTCTCTCTTTTTATTAGTTTTATATAATACAATCCACATGAAGTTTGCTAACATCCCTGCCACCAGTAAAATACTTAGGTTGCAAGACGCTTATATGATTGCACCAGTTAATCCACCATACCATCGAACCACCAGTATTGGCTACTATTTCTTGGTATTCCTTTACTTTTCTACGCTTTACTGGTAACGTATTACCAGAGGTTTGTAGGATGCTTGGAGTCCCCTTTGATGCATCAATATCAGGCAAATATTTCCTGATGTTGTGTACATCTAGGCAACCCGTTGACCCTGTGAGCAATTGTACTACAAATGCTGACTTAGGTATTCCCAAACCTGGAACCTCTAGGAATAGCATAATCAGATCCTCTGCCATATTCTTTTTCTTGGCTTTTATGATAGCCATTGCACGTTTGTGCAAGTCATCCCTATGTTTTCTGACATAATGCAAACCTGTACGTTTGTTTCCCCAAATCCATTTCGATTTGAGTCCGTGTTTTCTCCATTCCTTCATGTACTTCGGAAGGAGAAACGTTTGCACTCTGATACTAGCGAAAACAAATGCTATCACCTTTTCCATTTGTTTTGGACTAGCTTGCCCAAAGGTTCTACAGTATTTATTGTGTTTCAGATAATCCTTTTTTGTTGCTTCCATCATTCCTCTCCATCTTCAAGGTTCCAGATAGGACTACAACATAGTCCAGTTTTTAGAAACTCACGTTCATCGGTAGTCGTGTTTGGCATAGCGTCTTGGATTACTTGACCACCAAAGAACCAAGACTCAAACTCGTGTTTTGGGACTATTAATTTATGTAGGGTACCATAACAACATTTACCATCAATGTGTAGTTTGTCACCAACTTCAAACGTCTTAACTTTATCTCTTTCTTTATATACGTATGGTTCTACAATCATATTTCCTCTCTCTCTTTTTTATGAAAAGTATAGCAGGACTATAACGAACTTGTCAAGTCCTGCATGGTTCCTGCTACTTACCCAAGGATACGGGCAAGGTATCCAAACAGATTCTTCATTGACCTACCAACACGGTTTGACTCTATGACAAATTGCCTTTGGACCCGCATCAAGTGCCTGAATTCAGATCTAGGTTGACCCAAGTCCCAAACGATGACATCCTCACCGGAACTTTTGATTCTACCCATAAAGACACCTTTTCTCACAGGTTCATCATTATAACCTTCTTGGACCCATTGTCCAGGATGGTACTTTTGCCCTGCTGTAACGCTTTGCCCTTTGAGGGCACTTATTGTGTTTAAGTATTGCATATCTTTTTCCTTTCAGTTATGCAAAGACATGGTTTTAGTTGTATGAATCAAGCAAAGGGCTACCATGCAAACCCCTTGCTTGATTTTTTAACTCATGAGTGTTTGATTGCATTTAATGCAAGTTAATGAGGCACTCAGTGACCCCAAAAGTACCACTATTTGTCAAGGTTTGGAAATATCCATCTAATCCAATCCAAATCGCTCCACCGTGCAGTACAAACTGGTGGAACTGACATAACATAATTTCCAGATGAATATCTTTTCCATGCTTCAGTTAATGATATTGTTTCATTCATAGTAGCATATTGGTTATGGTTTGTCAAGTTTCTAAATAATGTTCACTTATTAAGTCTTCAATACGTCCCTGTGCTTGACGTTTGGCAAACTCATATGAAACTTTAAATGTCCCATCCTTTTCATAGGCTGTGAAACATTCAGTATTAGAACCGTAATCCATGATATTAAAGGTACACCTTCCCCTATTATGTACTTCAATCCCTGGTAATCTTTCATCTGAGAAAACCCATATGTTTTCTTCTTTAAAAGGGTCCATATGTTTCCTTTTCGATTAGATTTGAAACAGAATTCTTTGGACTTGCCAAAGTATGCCTACAAACATAATTAGAATCGAAATATTTACTATTCTTAGTAGTGTTTCCATTATTCATCTCCTAATAAGATACATTTTAATTCGTATACAGTCCATCCACATTTACTTGATAACTGAGCAAGTGTGATCATTGGATGGCTATCATAATAATCACAAATTTCATCCGAAGTCCATGCTTCATTCATAATGTACCATATTGGTTTAGGTTTGTCAAGTTTTATTTTCATCATCAAGGATGATAATCCACTCGATCAGTTCATCATCTGACATACGCTCAAGTTCACCAAAGGTGAATGATATACCTGCATCTTCTAATCGTGTGAGATGCTTTATCCTGTTTTCATAACTCATGTATTCCAAAGTTTCTCCTTCGTTTGCATCATAGTATACCATATTGATTTAGGTTTGTCAAGTGTGTTACCTTAATCTATATTGTTTTTGCTTTTTCATTACATTCCAGAATCCACTTTTCTTTATTTCAATTGTATCACATGTTGTCTTGTTTGTCAAGTCAACTGGAATCAACTTTGATACGTCAATTCCTTGCTGGGCTAATTGTTTTGCAGTCATTATATCACCTTGTTTGAGGTTTGTCAAGTACCCTTGTTTTGTTTGAAAACTTCTTGACATCAAGTATAACACATTCACAAGCACTTGTCAAGTGTGTCAAATGTGTCATGTTTTGATGTCCGTTCGTTTTCATAAAGTATAGCATATTGAATCAAGTTTGTCAAGTACCTATATAAAATATAAAAGAAAAGAATAAAACCAATTGACCAAAAGTATAGCACATTTACAAGCACTTGTCAAGTGTGTCAAATGTGCCTTGCTTGATCAACTGAACCAGAAGTATAGCAAATGCCAAGCACTTTGTCAAGATAGGCAAAAGCTGCCCACCTGGATCAATGCAAAGACTGTACCAAAAAAAACAGATAAAATGAAACACAAACAAAAGAACGCACGTACGCGTTGCAAAACCTGTGCCACAAAACCAGGGTACCCTGTGGCACACTTGTTGCAGCCCTTGCAAAACACATGCCACCCATCGATGGAACACATGTTGCAAGCTTGCAAACACTGTGCCACTTGAAACCAAGGGTAACAAAAGGAACGCATGTTGCAATTGCAAGACCCATGCCACACCCCATATGCAAAGAACGTGCCACAGGCTATTTAATTGACCCCTATGGGGGAAAAGTCCGATTCGCATCGATAACTCTAGTTCTCCAATTTTTATATCAAATATTCACCTACCAATGGATACCCATGACACTCCATATGTAATACTAACTTCGTACAGGGGGTCACTCCGTGAATGTCCTCTAATATCATTCGTCATACATGAAACCACCTTGGTTCCTCCCTGATCCATTGATTTGGATTGATTACATTCTGCATAAAACGATCCAGTTCTTTATCTAATAAATCATGTTTGCGTACTTTCATCTCCTTGTCCACATCAGCAGCCATTTGTTCAACCCAATACCCAACAGCCATAGAAAGAACATCAAGACGGTCATCATGCACCAGAGAACCCCTGTCTTTGGTGATCCTAGTCATCTGATGAGCAAGCATGTACTTAGGTTGCTTCTCAGGAGGATACTTGGATACGCTAGTGTAATCACGTTCAAGTGCCTTCTGGTCAACAACAAGACGATGCTGGTTCATCACCGGCTCAAGGATATCTATGATCCTTCTTTCCTTTTGGATGTTATGTTTGACTTCTTCTATCGTACAAGGGTACACTTTAGTCAACACAGGTTTAAGAAGCTCGGTGAACATACCGTCACCAAAGTTAGATTCGACAACCACATAGTTGACCCTGTACTTCTGAGCAAGGACTGCAATCGTCTTCAGTACCGTATCATTGTACCCACCATCTATTCCACCAAAGTCGATCAAATGTAGGTACCCGTTCAGCATCTTGACAACAGCAAAAGCTGTTTCATCCTTTCCTCTACCCGAAGGATCGATTGCCATAACGCTACCAGTGTAGTCAATATACTCACCAACAGTTTCCAATGGCTTATAATAAAAGTCACCCGGAAGTCCAACATTAGGAATATCAACAATCTTATCCCGATCTCTTCCCCAAACCAATTTCTCTGGTGCCTTCTCGTTATCAATATCCATAACAAGAAGATCCTCAAGTTTCA